ACTTCACCAGTGTTAACATCTATAGTTTTATACTGTGTATTATACAAAAATCTTACGTCTCTTACACTTTCAAAAATATATCTTTGTGCTCGTGATGTAAAAGTCCATGTAGAGCCTGTAAACGTTGCCAATATCAACCAACTGCTGTCACGATTCGTGTTGCTGGTATCCCCTGTGTAAGTCAAACGCCAAGGTCCAGGATTTATGTTTCCACTTGTAATAATTTTCCATTGTGCATTAAGATAATCATATCGCAAACCAAATGTATTTTTTCTATCTANNTGCAGTTTGTATGTCTTGTGTTTCTTGTGTATTAAACAACGGATTCCAACTAGCAATAATCTCATTAGGTTGATAACCTGTTGTGTTTGCTACAAGAGGGGGTGTAATGCTAATTGCTCCCTGTCCTGTGTTTAATAGACCGTTATTAACACCTACCCCTTGCTGATTTACAGCAGTAACTTCATACCATGTATCGTTAACAAAGAATAAAGCCCCGGGAGCAACTATATGAAACACACTGCTGACTGAAACATTACTACCAACAGGTTGCGCATTGTTGTTTTGATACAAGGCGCCCGTGCTGATCTGACTGCTACTAGTAGCGGTTTTCCATATAGTTGTTCCTTGACTTTGCAAATTAGCTCGAGGGTAATAATAGTAATAAAAATCTTTTACTTCTTGTGCAATACGTTGTTGACCTTGACTGCCTGTTAGCATGGGCTGAATATAGTTAGTGATTAGTGCCAAACTGTTTTGAGTATTTGCTACACTAACTTCTAACTTGTTTGTTCCTGGTTCGTCATATAATATACCATCATTACTTACTAACTTGATGTTCTGATATGTACCTGTGGGGTCATTTATATTAAGAAAACGGCTTTGTCCACTGTATGTACGATTAATAGCTTTGACTTTTAAAGCTTGTGTGTTAGTCAAAGGAAATACATTGTAATCTTCGCCTGTGACCATACGGTCTTGTGTGTAGTAGTTTTGGCTGGCTGCCAACTGTATCTGCTGATTGCTAGCCCGCAGCTGACTGTTTGCTACAGTTGTTTGTAAACTAGCTGACAATACCAAGTTGTAGCTGTTGTTAAGATTGTCTGAATAAGTAAACGCAAAGTTAATATTTTGCATGTCAACAGGACGTATTTGATATGCCAAACCATTACTTTGACGATAAGTCACACGTATGAACCCAGTAGGCACGCTGCCAAAGTTACCGTCGGCAAATCTAATGCTTATTTGGTCTTGTCCTTGACTATCCCTAGTATAAACGCTGTAAATGTCACGTATATTTTTGTTTAAGCTGTTATAGATGACATTAAATCCGCTGACGCTGCTTACCGCAGTCCAGTCTTTTAGCACGTTACCTTGACTGTCAACATTTTGTACCCATACATCGATGTTGTTGATACCATTAACATTAACATCAAGAACACGATTTGCAACTGGATAATCTAATTGATAATCTGTAAATCCCTGCTGTCCTTGTTTAAACATTAGGAAAAAGCCAGTATTTGCACTGGTGTTTCCTAAACCATCACTGCGATAAATTAAATACCAACTGTTTGAGGGATTAGGCGCACGTTCATAAAATATACCACTTGTGGCAGTTGCTATGCTGCTGCTGTCAGCAATAGTGAAATCAGGATTCACTAGTTCAAAATCCATGTTGTTACCTGCAACATTGTTGCTGAAAGGAAACACGCTGCTACCATTGTTGTTGGTATTCATTTCGTAGAGTTCAGTAAAAACTCCATTTACTACGCCACTTTTTACAGGATTACCAAAATAGTTGTTGCTGTTCAAACTGCTATTGACTACTAAAATAAACTGTTCCAACCAATCCTGATTGTTTTGATCATTCCAAGTGATGGGAACATTTTTTAGATTTTGCCCGGTTGCATCGTAAAGATCTTGGTTGCTGATTACTGTTGTTATCTTTAATAGTCCTTGACTGGGCATTGCACGAGGTGCATTGTAACTAAGCATGCGTGCTAGACGAATGATACTTTCGCGACGTGTGGCAGTTTCAATAAAGTTTTCGCGGGTGTTTAAATCCATACGGAATGCTAAACTTTGACCTAAATATGCTAACAAATCAATAATAGCTACAAACTCGCTGCTTTCAATCCAATCGTTGAAATCTTCAGGGTAGGTTAGCCTTATGTAATCAACCATTGATGCACGAATGGTATCAAAATCATATGCTGCAAAGTTTACTTCGCTAAAAGCTTGATATATAACTCGCCAATCTTGAGCATAGAAAAGTTGGCTTTGACGCTGTTGTTGTGTAACTGCCATGAGGATCTCTATTAATAACTTTCTGCTGTGCGACGGTCAAAATCCAAGCTGAATGTTCCAACTACGTTGAAAGGAACATAAAATAAATCCATCTGTATTCTTATACCTTGGTCAAAAACATTAACTGCGATACTGTTAGCTTGGACTCGAGGATCGCCGTCTATTACTTTTTGCACTTCATCAACAATATTTTGACGAGTGATATCGTCAAATGGATCATATAACATGTTCCACACAGCGCATCCATATTCTGGCATCATCACACGTTCTCCAGGACGGGTATAGAATGCATTTATTAAATCGCGTTTCACTAACTCAATGTCAGCAAACTGCTGATTTTTTACGTTAGTATCTACTGTGCTGTAACCGTAAAACAGTCTTTGCAATTTATGTTCCTGTCCTGCTGCTGGTTGTTTTTGATATTTATAACAGTTTCAGCCCTAGATCAGGGCAAAAGAAAAAGCGCAGTTGGTTTCCCAACTGCGCTTGAACTTTCTCCACCATGGAACAATCTATACAACACCAATCCACCATCACACCATAATGTTACTCCGCTCCTCTTGGTTTAGCCAACTACGATAAAAAAACATCTGTTTGTGACCACGAGCACTTAGTCGAGAAACCAACAACTGCGCTTCATGAAGCGTTAGTTTGTCAGCTACTGCATACTTTACGCCATTGTCATCCTGGCGAATTACCATGAACTTTTCAAAAGTTGTCATTAGTTCATATACACTACTGAACCAAAATCTTCATCATCGTCGTTTTCCATCATGACCCACATTTGGTATAGATCAGCATATTCTGGCCAAATAGCTGTGCAATGGGGACAGATTTTGTCAGCCCAGCTATTTGCTTGCACTGGCTCGCATACTAGAACGGGCGTCACGCATTTGCCACACCACCTACGCCCGTCGTCAAACTGCGCTCCATGAGGAGTAGGCATTTCTTGGAAAGCTTGGATAAGATCGTCTCGATTTAGCACTTCATTGGCCCAAAGCATGTTCAAACTCCTTGAGAATAGCAGGGTTATCAATAGCAATCTGAATCATGCCAGCTTCAACAACAATATTCTGTCCACCGTTCATACCCAGCATCATGCGACTGCTAGCAGTTTTGGCTTCCACCTTGCGGCGATATTCCAAAAAGCGGTCTTCCACAGCAAAGCACCACTGCTCTGCCACCGACATGATCATGCCAATGCTGCTCTCATTAACTGGCACATGCCACACCTTGTTGGCAGCGTCCCAACTGGCAAAAAAACGCTGATCACGATGCTGGCCACGAATGGCTTTCACAGCAGCAACAAGTGCAGCATCATAGGGAAACTTGAAAACCGCTGTGGAATCGCGGCTGGTGAGAGTGCGACCATTGTCTTGCTGAACAGGCGCACTTTCTTCAGTGCGAGACGGAAAACCTTGTGGCGACATGCGAAATACTGGCTGCTGAAGAAACTGACTGACAACACCAGCGCCGCCCAACTGACGGCGATACTTGTTGATCATCTTGAGTGCAGCTTGCGCTTGCTTGATGGTAAACGGCCGATTCTGCTGAGCACGCTGAGCCAAGCTATGCCCAAACATTGTGTCCGCGCCGCTAAACCCCTGTTGATCATGTTGATGAGCGCCATCGCACACACCTGCAAGAGCACAGATCATGCCCTCAACAGTGTGAGGGGCAGCAGGATCAACCTTCCAGTTATTCACGGGCTTCTCCATCAGTTACCTGCACAACATAGCATGGCTTGACGTTGTGTCAACCATTTTTATGTCGATTGACGATTGTATCCAGCTTGTGCGCCCACACTTGTTCCACGCCTGAAAATAGTGGATCAGGTAACGCATCACACAAAGTGACAAACTTCAGTCCATCGCACTTTGCAGACTCGCAAATATGCGGATGCTGAGAACACCAACCCGTAACGTATAGAGTGATGTAGTGTTGATCATTCATTGGATCGTTTTCTGCGAAAAAATCCTCAGTAAAGATTTTCACTACCGAAGGATCTTTTAGCTCAACCCCTAGTTCTTCGCGGCATTCTCTTATAGCACACTCAAGAACACTTTCACCATACTCAAGATGCCCTCCGGGAAAACTCCATGATCCTGCGCCGTGACTACCTTGCCTGCGCATGAGCACGTATCCTGCAGGAGCAAGCAACATTACTCCCACACCTACCCTTACAGCAGGGGTATCAGCAGCAGCGGACATGACGCGGAACTTTCTTGAAGTATGGAAGCACACGAGAAAAATCATATCGCGGCAAGCTTTGGGCACTACTCCACAGTGCCATAAGCACCAAAGCATAATCCAACTCCAAGAGCCAACAGGCGATCCATACCAACGCCAAACCTTGCAGTGTCCGCATCGCAATCTCCTTGTCCCCTAGACATTAGCACATTGACATAAGCTGTCAACCAAAAAAAAATCGCGCTTGTGACAGCCTCGCGCGCTCACGTAGCATATTTAACCACGAACCGCACGACAGAGGCTGAATTTCGCTAACCTATTGATTTTACAACTTAAAGGTTCCTAGATAACCTATTGTTTTTGCTCACCCAATGTGGTTTTATCACACTTACAGCCTTTGCTATAAGTTTTTTTGGTTGACACGATGGCTAGGCATGCTATTATGCGCAGGACCAATAGGAGCTTGCGACATGGGATACCGTGTCATGCCCAAAATGCATGAACGCTGGCAGCCCCGCCGGGGGCTTGAAGGTCCGTTTCAATACGCCAACGGCAGGGTGCTCTACTACGATCCGCGTGAGGGCCGCTACTGGGACCCCACCACAGATTTTTATCTTGATCATGATGAGCATGCTGCCATAGCCAATCCTTAAAGGTTTTTGGTTGACATCGTCAAGATGTCTGCTATATATGGTCACAGTGCATCAAGGAGCATGTGGTGTTCCAAGTCCCTGCTACAGTGCCCAACGCTCGACGGATTTACCAGCTGTGCGTCAAGCACGGCTTGACCTACCCCGCTGCGCTGGTTGACGTGCTCAATAGCAACCAGCAGAGTGCGGACATTCCGGGCTTTGCTTTTCGTCTCAAGAACTATCAGGCCGAGGGGGTTGCTTATCTCGAACGTTGGGATGGCAATGTGCTGTTGGCTGATGAGCCGGGCTTGGGCAAGACTGCCCAGGTCATGGCTTATGCTTACAAGAATCAGCGTTGGCCCATGTTGGTAGTTCTGCCCAAGACTTTGCTACTCAACTGGCGACGTGAAATCACGCTCATGCTAGGCCAGAAGCTCAGCGTTTTGATTGTGGGCTTTGTTCCCAGCAAGCGCAGGCAGGAGCAGCTTCGTCAGCAGTGGCCGCACGTTACGTTCAGCAAGACTGCCCAGCCGGGCTATGATGTTACCTTGGTCAACTATGACATTGTGGCTCGCAATCAGCAGGCGCTGGAAGCTGTGGGCTATGATTACGTGGTGTGTGACGAAAGCCACAAGATCAAGAATCCTCGTGCTCAGCGCACCAAGGCTATTTTGCGCTTGGTCACTGGTCGCGAAGAAATCAAAAAGAATCAGTTTTGTGTGCTGCACGAGCCCGTGCCTCATGTGACTTTTTGCACTGGCACGCCCATGCTAAATCGTCCCCTTGAACTGTGGACCACTGTGGCCACTATTGCCCATTGGGTGCCCCAGTTTGGCAACTTTTGGAAGTTTGCCACGGAATTTTGCAATGCACGTCGCACTGCATATGGTTGGGATTTAAGTGGTAGCAGCAACGAAGACAAGCTCAACCAGCTGTTGGAGTCCTCTTGCATGCTGCGTAGGCGCAAGCAGGATGTGCTCAAAGATCTGCCGCCCAAGACATTTGTTACAGTGCCTCTTGAGTTTGACCGTGCCGAGTATGACGCTGTAGCTGCGGCATTTGAAGGCTCGGGCGCTTGGAAGCAGGGCATGGAGACGCTGGTGCGCCATGGCGGCAATCCTGCCCGTAGTGACGACGCTATTGTGGCTATTGGCAAGTGCCGCGAAATTGCTGCCTATGCCAAGCTGCAAAGTGCTGTGGAATGGATCTTGGACTTTGTAGAGGGTGGCGACAAGCTGGTGGNNTGGTGTTTGCACATCATCAGCGCATGGTTGATCAGGTGGCTGCTGCTGTTGCTGACGCTGGTATTGGCGTGCGAGTGATCCGTGGTGGCGTGAGCTTGGAAGCTCGTGCGCAAGCTGCCCAGGACTTTCAAACTCGNNAACGATGTGCAGGTGATTGTACTTAACATTGCAAGTGCTGGTTTTGGTATCACGCTTACCGCAGCGCGAGCTTGCGCTTTCCTTCAGCTTCCTTGGACTCCCGGTGACATGATCCAAGCTGCTGATCGCGTGCATCGCATTGGTCAAGAAGATAATGTCACTGTGTATAACCTTGTTGCCGAGGGCACTGTGGAAGAAACTATCGGAGACATG